AAAACATTACAGCAAACAAACATTAGATGTTACAACCACGCAGATTAGTGCAGCTATGACACGAAATAGTACAGGGAGGAGTGGCACTTTATTGGATAGTGATGGTATGGGTGGCGGCCCTGTTGATATGCTTGGTGTAAAAGGTTTTGTGAATAATAGTAAAGCTTTGCCGATACCTGGTGGTGAGTTTGATATGAAAGGGAACCCGATACCTGAGAACTTTGATAACCTGAAATCGCAGTGCTATTTTAAATTAGCAGAAAGAATTAACAAAAATGGTTTATATTTGGAGTGTGAAACTGAAGAAGTTAAGCAGTGGATTATAGAGGAACTTGAACAAGTGAAACAAAAAGCATTAGATTCAGATATGAAAAAAGGTGTTATGCCAAAGGATAAAGTTAAGGAACTTATTGGAAGATCGCCAGATTTTTCAGATACTATTATGATGCGTGAATACTTTAATTTAAATCCTAAGAGAGTCTTTATGGATGCTCAATATTAAATTTTACTAAATGTTTGGAATCAACACATTAAAACAGCAAAATCAGGTATTGATTAACTCTGTTAAAGCACTTCAAAGAAATAATATTTTATCCAGCGTGTCCGATATCAGGACAATGATTTTTCCAAACTGGTTAGCAGTAAAAGAGATTGATGCTTACATACTTTTTGATGATTTATACTCTGTTGTTTCACGCCTGGCTACATCATCAGCTCAGATACCCCTTGTTGCATACAACGAAAATACAAATGAGGATTTACCAACTAACGATAAATTATCTCTGTATTTAAAGTCAATGACATTTGAGGAAAAAGAAACGATGTATTTATGGATATACTTAGGCGAATGTTTTATGTACAAAGATACTTTGCAGTTTGGCCCAAATAAAGGCAAATTGAAAACACCTTTTTTGCACCCGGCATTTATGAGTATTGAGCAGACTGTTAATTTCCCGTACACAATAACGGGGTATCGTTATTTAGATACTCAATCATCTTTTGAATTATTACCAGAGAATGTTATTTATATAAAGTATGGTTATAATCCTACAACTAATTATAATGAGCGAAATAGAGGATTAAGTCCAATCAAAGCATTAGCTCAAAGATTAACAAGGCTTAATGCTAATATGGCCGCATCGGTATCACAGATGCAGAATGGCGGTGTGCCGTCTATTGTTTATGATAAAACACCAGGCATTGATTCATCACGTGGCGGCGGCGGCTCATTAAATGAGGATGTTAATGTTATTGGTCAGCGCAAAGATTCATTTAGCCGGTTTATTAGAAATTCAGATAATAAAGGGGCTCCGTATTTTGCCGCCGGTGAAATGGGTGTATTGCCATTAGGATTATCATTGGTTGAATTGGATGCACTTATGCAGGCGGATGTTGATTTTGATAAAATATGTAATGCTTATTCTGTATCATCTACTTTGTTTAATAACAAAAAATCAAGTACTGAAAGTAATGTAAAAGAGATGCGGAAGGATATGTACACTAATGCTATTATTCCTAATGTGCTAAGGGCTTGTGATGCTATTAAAAAAGGTACTATTGATATTTTTGGCGAAGGTAATGGTATCCGTCCAGACCTAAGTAAAGTCCCCGAATTACAGGAAGATATGAAAGTTAAAGCAGATGGCTGGGCTGCACTGCCAGGCATTGTTATTAATGAAATGAGGGTGAGTATGGGGCAGGATGAATCAACAGATCCTATTGCAGATAAGCTATTAATAAAATCAGGTTACCAACTTGCGGATGATTTAAGTATTGATGTACAGCCAATAGATAACACAGCTAATGACTACGGAAAAACAAATCCAAATAATAGTGGAAAGAAACCTGCCGCTTAATCCAACTTGCGAGGTAAAGCGTAAAGCAGAGATGCTGCAGCGTATTCAGTTACGGTTACAGTTAGAGGAACTATTTAGGAAGGTGCAGCAATACGAACCACGAACAGAATTTAAATGACACCAAAAGAACAACAAGAGTTTTGGCTGAAATTCCACAGATTTCAGATGAGATATGAGTTAATGTACACTCCCCAAATAAATACAGTTTTAAAAAAACAAGTTCAGCAATATATTATTAGTAAAGATTTGATTTATGTAAGATCAACAGAACTATATGCTTTGCTTATGGATTTATATAAAACTACCGGAGCAGCATGGGCCTACCAAACAAGGGGGTTATTAAATAAAAAAGGTGGTGGCCAGATGGGTTTTTCTGAAAGGGTAATATCAATAATGCGGCAGATATTTGAGTTTGAGCTATTAGAAACTGCTGAGAATATTACACAAACTACAATAAGATTAATACAGGATGTTTTAACCGATGCGGCTTTAGAGGGTTGGAGTTTTGATGAAATAGTTAAAAAATTAGTTTCACCAGAGATGACAGCGCAACGGGCCAGACTCATTGCCCGTACTGAAACAGTAAACGCAGCTAATGCAGGTAGTATGGCTAATCTTAGGGCTGCCGGTGCTACTAAGAAAATATGGATTGCTGCCAGGGATAACCGTACAAGGGATCATCACCGGGATGTTAATCAAACTGTTATTGGTATTGATGAACTATTTAAGGTTGGAGATTCTTATATGATGCACCCTGGCTCAAAAGAAGGAAGCGCTGAGGAGGTTTGTAATTGCCGGTGTGCGGTGGCAGGGGTGGTGTGATTTTTTTTGTTAAAAATATTTTTGCAACATTGTTGCATTTATTATATCTTTACATACAAGATGGCAGACTACATACAAAAACAAGCGCACTATTTAGCAGCATCCATAAAAGATATGGATATGAAAGAGGGTATTGTTACAGGTTATGCTGCAAGTTTTGGCACATTAGATTCCGATAGGGATATTATAATGCAGGGCGCATTTTCCAAAACAATAAAAGAGCAAGGCCCTAAATCTACACAACCACGAATCAAACATTTACTAAATCACAATACATCTCAGCCTATTGGTAATCCTTTATCATTAATGGAAGATGCAAATGGATTATTGTATGAAAGTAAAATAGGAACTAACGCTATTGCAGTTGATTTTTTAAAAATGGTTGATAGTGGATTAATTACTGAACATTCAATAGGATATTCAACAGTAAGAAAAACAATTATTAACCCTGATGCAGACTGGAAAGAACAGAAAACACAACTACATGAATTAAAATTGTTTGAGTTTTCATCACTCACAGCCTGGGGAGCAAATCAATATACTCCATTGATAGGAGTTAAGAGTTTGAAAAGTGTTGAAGATAGAATTGCAAACCTTATTAAAGCTATTGACGGAGGTACTTTTACAGATACCACGTTTATATTTCTACAAGATGAATTATTATTTCTACAAAAAGCATTCAAAGATATTACCACTCACGCCGCTATTGCACCTGAGCCGGATATTGAAGCGCAAATAAAAGAGGCATTTCAATTATTCAAATTAAAAAAATAAAAAATGGAAATTAAAGACATAAAAGAGTTACTGGTTACTGAACTGGAAACTACTAAGGCCGCAATCCTAAAAGTTGCCGATGACAACGCAAAGTCAGAATACAAAAAAATGAATGATTTGGTAGAAGAAAAATTTGCCAAATTAAATAATCTGCCTGCAGATGTAAAACCAGAGATGGTTACTAAGGCATTGGCTGATATTAAAACCCTTGTTACTGATTGGGCAGATATGGAGAAACTGGTTAAAGAAGGACGATTCGCTGCACCGGGAACGCAAGGTAAAAACTTTACCGAAGCATTAGGTATTGCCGCAAAAGAAAACGCCGATAAATTAGCCGGACTGAAAAAAGGCGAAGGTGTTACACTGGAATTAAAAGACATGACCTTTGGTAATGCCTTTACATCAGCCGGGGCAAGTACTACCTTTGTTAAACCTGGTATCATAGAATTGCCTAAACGCAAACTACACATCAGGGAACTGTTACAAGGCGGCGGAATGGGGCCTAATAGCACTTTTGATTATGTAAAAGAAATTACTGGAACAGGATCTATTGCCAATACTGCCGAGGGTACTTTAAAATCTCAGTTTGGTTTAGCGTTACAGGAAACATCTGTACGTGCTGAGTGGATTGCCGGTTTTATGGTAATGAGTTATAATTTGTTAAATGATGTTGAAGGTATGACTACTTTCTTATCAAACAGATTACCAGAAAAGCTGTTACGTGTTGAAGATAGCCAAATATTAAATGGTTCTGGTGTACAACCTAACCTTTTAGGCATTCAATCAGTAGGCAATTACACTGCTGCTGCTGCATCTGCAGTAAATAGAGCGGAAACATTGATTAATGCTATTTCACAACTTGAAGTTTTAGATCGTGAAGCTAATGGTATCTTACTTAATCCACAGGATTGGTACAACTTGTTGCTGTATAAAGCATCAACATCTGGCGAATACACTTTACCTGTTAATTTGGTACAATTTATTAATGGCCAGATTTATATTGCCGGTGTTCCTGTGTTTAAATCAACAGCCCAAACATTCTCTGATTTCTTAGTGGGAGATTGGACTATGGGTGCGAATTTGATTACCAGGGAGCCTGCACGTGTTGAGTTCTTCCGGGAAGATTCAACCAACGTAAGAACTAACCAGGTTACAGTAAGAATTGAGGAGAGAGTGGCATTGCCTGTTTACGGCAACGATTATTTTGTGTATGGTAACTTTGATGTAGTTTCTTAATTGATCTTGATATTTTAATAAAAGCCCTGCCCGATATTGGTCGGGGCTTTTTAAATTTTAGCAAATGGATTATAGGTCAAACGAAGATTATTACTGGAAAAGTAGGGGTTATTCTGCTGATATTGGTCGGGGGTTATATAATGGTACAACCAATACTGTTTTTAGTGCTGAAGGTTCTGAGCCAGTTACATTAAATGATGTTAAGCTATGGGGTAAAATAGATACTACTGCTGATAATAGTTTAATAACTGCCTTGATTACCACAGCCAGAATTATGTGTGAGCAGTATACTAATACTTCATTAATTACCCGTACAATCGTTTCAGATATTAATAATGCCAATGGTGGATTTATTTTACCTTATGGGCCTGTAACAAGCACTCCTACTGCAGTTGATTGGCAAGGTACGGCATTAACATTGGTCTGGAATTTTAGCCAGATACAAAGCCCATACGGGCGAATGGCGGTTACTTATACTGCAGGGTTTACAACAGTACCGGAGGTTTATAAAACTGCTATCATGCAGCAGGTATTATATCTGTATGAGAATAGAGGTGATAGTAAACAAGATATGGCTCCGTTGGCCTGTACATTACTTAACCCATTAATACGACAAAAATAATGGTAGGTAAAATGAACAGCCGGCCCACGTTTTACAATGAATCATTTACTATTGATGCCGGTGGTGGG